AAGGCTCTCAGCTCGTCTCTAAGGCATTATCGTCTCTAGGCATGGTTTAGTACCTATTTTCTCCAAGCTCGATTTTAGCCTATAGTTATCCACAACTTATCCACAGGTAAAATAGTTGCATTATTTACTCTGATTCGCTTGACATTAGCTCTAGAATTTCAGAAAATACGAAGTATATTAAATAACAGCCCTTTACTAGGGGCATAACCAAAAGGTGAAAATATGATGAAGCAATTAGAAGTAAAAAAAGTGACTAGGGAAACATGGCTGGAACAAGCTACCCAGTTATTGAATGATGAAGTATTTGCGGGAGCTGGTTTAAACGTCCCCAATGATGTGAAAGTATCTTGCGGATTTCCGCTAGGTGTTCGAGCTGGTAGCAAACATATGGCGATTGGGGTATGTCATCCTCGAAGCCATTCAACAGGTGGAGTCAATGAGATATTCATTAATCCAAATCAAGATGACTCTTTAAGGGTACTTGATGTTTTAGCCCATGAGCTAATACATGCTATTGACGATTGTCAAGACGGGCATGGTTCGAAGTTCAGAAGCATGGCTTTAGGTATTGGGCTTACTGGGAAGATGACTTCAACTGTAGCAGGTGCGGAGCTTGAAGAGAAACTGAAAGAGATTCAAGTCAAGCTGGGTGATTATCCTCATTCAGAGGTTAAGATGCACAAGAAAAAGCAATCAGCGAGAATGTTAAAGCATGTATGCGAGAATGACTGTGGAGCTAGTTGCTATCAATCAGCTAAGCAATCGGATGAGAATCCCATGCTTTGCTCTAACTGTTCAGAGTTAGATGATGATGGATACATGGAAAAAGTCTACATGGTACAGGCTTAATTAATTAACAGGGGGTTTAAACGCCCCCCACAACTGGAGAAATAAACAATGGAAACACTAACAGAGACACTAGCAGAATTAGATATTTTCGAGGGTGAAGAGATCGAGTTAAGCTAGACTAACACCACCAATAATAAGCTCCTTAACTGGGGCTTTAGGTGGTAGAAACATAAACAAATTAAAGGAGGTTTCTAAAATGAAAAAGCAAACTATAGCAAAAAAGCTAGAAAAACTTATAACATCTTATCACCAAGAGATGATAGATACGAAAATGGAAAAGGTGGAGACTATCGAGAGAGATAACGGAACTCTAGAGGTTAGAACTGTTACGGTAGGCGAGGAGGAACACCCTACAGAGCCTAACAAATACACTTTTGATTTTAATGAGAGGACAATGAAGTCAACCATTACAGAAACAGAGACAGGCAGAACACCAACAGATGAAGAGTTTAATCAATGGACTTCTGAAATGGTTGTTGTTCCTAAAGAAAACATTAAAAGGTGGGATGTTTCAACGTGGTTTTATGTGGGACACCATGAGGAGGAAGATAAATTCCCTTACATTAGCATTGAGGGAACAATGGCAGATAGTCTTATCAATGAATATTATTCTAGAGACTTTGAAACTGCTTTCAATGAATTACTTTCTAAATTAAACTATGAGCATGAGACCCATATAACATTTAAGAAGTATGACTAGCTAATAAGCACCACGTTTAAACGCCTTCTTAATTGAGGGCTTTCGTGGTATAAAAATAACAAACCTTAAGGAGGTTACAAAAATGAAAGTAGAAAATATGACAAGTGCAAGGGGCAACAAGGTTGCAAATCAATTCATTATTACAGATGATAATAATAACGAGTACTTCCAAAGCTATAGAAGTATCATAGCTAAGAAAGCACAGGGTAAAATATATCTTGATGATTATTACTGGGACTACTCTGTAACTACTGGAAAATATCGTAATGAATTTCTAGGCGAAGGCATTGCAGAGACACGAGCCAAGATTAAAAATGGCGAGTACATATTAACAGACTTAAACAAATAGGAGGCGTTTAAACATGATTAAAAAACAATTTGATAAAGAATTAGATAAATCAATCAGGGCGTACATAAAGAAAAGAAACAGGAAAATATTTGGTGTACCTTTCAGAGGTTGGAGAGAAGAGACAAGACTATTCAAGCAGGACTTGGCAAGGATGCAAGGGCTTGAGTGGGTGAGTTGGTTTGTTCTTAAACCTATAACGGTATTAATATTAATAGCATTACTAATCAATGGAGGTATTTAAACGCTATGAAAACTTTACAACTTACAAATGGTGAGATCGTTTATTTAATCAAGGCAGTCAATACACGCTGGTCAAAGGTTGATAAACGTTTAAGAATTTTAGACAGCATGACAGAGCAAGAGATTGCAGACCATGATGCAGAGCTAGAGGGCTTAGAGTTTTTCAAGCATGGTGAGGAGGTAGCCTTTCACAGTAAAGAGAGACGAGAGCTGGAACAATTAGAAACTTATTTAGAAACTAAATTATCGGAGGTTGTTTAAACATGATACACTATAAATATAATAGAGAATTTAAATACTATGATAAAGACTTAGATAAAGTGGACATGGTGAACTATATCAAAACTGTAATGGCGAATAACTTTATAGAGGAAATATATTATTTATTTTTAAAATATCCACAGCAATTTAATCAAGCATTAAATGAGATAGAATATATATACTCTAAAAAGCTAGGTTCTTTTGTTTACCCACCTAAAAACTATGCGAGTTATATAAATGGCTTGGAGTTTTTAAAGAAGATTAATTTTAAGGAGGTTGTTTAAACATGATGCCTTGTATTATCACTATAATTTATATTATAATTGGGACAGGTGTTGCGATATGGTTTGATTAACGTTTAAATTCTAAGGACTTCTAAGCCTTTGATAATTGTGTCAAGGGCTGAAGTCGTTTAAATATTTACAAGCTCTTAGAGTGGACGAGAGGAGACGAGAGAGGGTGTTTAAACGCAGTCATTTAATTACAATTTAAAAATAAAATTGGAGGTGTTTAAACAGGGGTTGACAAAAAATAAAATGTGTGATAGGAAAAAATAATCCTTGACAGATTATATAATTTATGATAGGAAAAATTAATTTAATTATTTTTAATTTAGGTATTGACAAGCGAATCAAATTGTGGTTCAATTAAAAAATAAAAATTGAGGACTATTAATATGAAAATAAAAAGAGTAAGCAAGTATACATTCGACAGTGACGGACACCCTATTAATAAGAGAGGGAAAAGATTGACGAATAAAATTACAGCTACGTTTAAACACTCTCCGAATAATGCGGGGTCAAGGGTAGACTGGATTCATTTTGAAAAGGAGGAGGTTGTAAAATGACTATAGATAAATTAACAATGCATGAGTTATGCGATAGACTAGATGCAGAATTTTATGATGTGGATTTATCAATACATGATAGCCCCACAAAAGGATGTGTAGCAGTTGTATATTTTTATGAAGATAAGATAAAGATACACGAAGACTATGAAGTTTAAACGCTATGAAAATAAATGAAAATAATACTTGACATCTTAACAGATTCATGTATAGTAAAACAATAAATAAATAAAGGAGATAGATTATGAAAGGATTATTACAGACAATAGTAGGTGAGGCAGTTAAGAAAGGATACTACTACGCCATTGATTGTAGAGAGGGGTATGAGTTTACTGACGAAAGTTTTTATCAACACCCTACACAGAACTTGAATCTGTTGTGCAATCAGAAACCCGAAGACCAGTACATAGGTATGGACAACCTTGATGAGGGGCATATCTTTTTCTTTACCAAAGAACAGGCAGACCGTTTAAACAATGCAGTAGGTAAGGTTGACTTTGACCATGAGATATGGGAGAGTGAGGAAGAGGAGGAGAACGGAAGCTACTATGAAGGGTGGATACTGTGGTCTAACTGGAACGAGGGTGTTGAAAGAGTGGGTGATTATACCTGTAACTTAGACGACTTGATAGGGTTGCGTAAGATTACGGATGAGTGGGAAGAAAAGTTGGAAGCGTTTAAACATAGTCTATAAGGAGGACGTATGAAATTCTATAGTAAAGAAAACTGTTATGATGCTTTGAAGGAAGCTGACATATCAACAGCTTGTCTGCTGGATGATGTTGCAGTAAACCAAAGTAGCGATATAAACCTAGAGGAATTACAAAAAGATATAGAACATATTCTAAATCAAATACAAATAGCTCTCGATTATATTGAGAACGTTTAAACGGAGTAAGATATGGATAACGATATAACAAATATAAGATACGTTGAGATGACCTACGATCACACGATCACCTTTGATATAGATGAGATAGCTAACGCTAATAACTTTATACCGAGTGATATCGAAGAGGTAGAGTGTGGTAAGTGGGCTAAATTAAACATCACTTTGAAAGATGGCAGGGTTATAGAAGAGGACGGATGTTTCTATACTGCTATCCCCGATTTAAAGTGGGCGGAGAGAGAAGCTTTTTATGACGGAAGTTACAATGAACTTGTTTAAACGGAGTAAGATATGAGAGGAATAAAATGTGAACATTGTGGTTCGACTCAACTAACAGGTTACGTGTATGCGTTTAAGAATCCTGCGTTTAAGGGTTGGGTTAAGGTTGGTAAGACAACAAACTTACAAAGTAGGTTAGGAAGTTTTAATACTGGTGTACCGTTCAGAGATTTTGAATGTTTCCACGCTGTAGAAATACCTAAAAAGAAACTTAAATATTATGAGAACAAAATTTTAAAGGAGACTTTAATACATGCAAAAGAAAGTAAGGGAGAGTGGAGAAAAATATCTAATAAAAAGTTAATGGATATATTTAATTGTTACACAATTGTTACATAACTGTAACACAAATGTAACATTCGTATGGTTAAATAGATTTTGTAGTTGGGAGTGAGCCTTTGTAAAATCCTTTGTAAGATAGGGTTAAGGATAAAAGTAAATGAGAACTAAACCACCATGCACTAACTACAAACTTGTCCGAGTAAGGAATGGACAAGACTCACCAGACCCTAGAGTGTGAGTATAAAGCTAGGATAGGGGTAGGTTGGTAGTCCTACACAAAAAACTACCACGTGGGGTTTCACGTCAACAGTATAAGAGTTAGGTTGGTAACCTATCCACCCCACACTTTTAATTTTAAAGGAGGAATGATATGAGTAGAGTGTATGACACTTATTGTGAGACTAGAGATAGTATCTATATTGCAATGGGAGATGCAGGATTAAGTGAGGGACTGTTTAAACAACTTCACAATGAGCAGGGCAGAGATGCTGTTGCTTATGTTATAAGAGGACAACTAAACAAAGAGCCAATCTTTTTTGATGAGGCTCTTGACCAAATAATAAAGGAGGTAAATGATGAGTATAATATTTGAACAAGAACGACAAGATGAGGTGAGAGATTTGGTGCATGAGTTATGGCAGTTAGATTCAAGACCTGATCTTGAGGACGACTGCGTTGAGTATGCTTACAGTAGGTATGATGAACTACCCGTGTATCAATCAATCATTGCGTTTCTATCTAGCCATTGTGGGCAGGCTCTCTCTAACCAAGACCTAGAACACATGGCAAAAGAAACTAATTTGTAACATGATTTGACTTTTGCTTTTTTATATGTTACAATCGAGTAACACTAACAAAGCAGATAACAAAATATATATTAATTATTATTTAAATTATTTTAATAAAGGAGAAAAGAATTGAGAGATTATATTAAAGAAGCTATAGATAATCATTATAATAATCAACCTTTAAAAGGTACAAGACCTAATGAGTTTGATTATTTAGTGGATAAGGATGTTAAAAAAATGGAGGAAGAATATGATTCAATATCAAAATCAAAAAGTAACAGCTAAGACTTATGCTAAACATCAGGTATCAGATTACCTAATGAGATTGTTTGATGAACCTAATGTTCATATGGATGAAGACTTTGAAAACTTTACACCTAAAGAACAAGAAGAAATACTTAGGCACGTTAGTTTGTTTGAGGACAGGATTCATAAACTATTAGGGGTATCGTTTAAACAGATCATAAGCTCTAGTAATTTTACAAAAGCTATATAACAGGAGGTTAGTTATGGAATTTATGTTAGCAGTAGTGGGTGTTGTTTTGTTATTATCAGTCACAACTTTGTACATGTACTTGGTTGATAATGATAAAATAGAACCACACATACCAAGACCTGTTGAAAGAGAACAGGTATATCGTGGAAACTTTTGGGATGCAGAGACTAAGAAGTATTACAAGTGGGATGAGTTAATCGAACTTAAAAAAGAGAGGGAGTAAAATGACACAACATGATGAAGCTGTTGAACAGCAACGAGAAATACTTGAATTAGAAAAACAAGCTAAACAAATTGTAGCTATTGACACAAGGTACAAAGATGGGTTATGGTATAAACAAACTGTTGACTATGCTGATGGTCGAAGGGTTACAGAGTACAGAGACAAACGCAGAGCAACAATAGAGGAACATTATGAAAGGTGAAATATTTGGATTTGGAATTGGATTAATGGTAGCTTTAACATTAATTAATGTAGTATTTGTAGTGGAAGAGGTTAAAGAACAAAGAGGACAAAGCTATGAAGTTTGTCGAGATAAACTGTTTAAAGCTTATCCACAAGAAGTAGATTACAAAGAGTGGAGGACATGTATTAATGGCTAAGACATGGAACAAAACTGCTCATGTATCTGCTACACAAGGCAGGGGTAAAAAGACAAGTCAAGGTAGAGGTAATGTTGCCTTCTCTACTATGAATAAAAATAAGAAGGCATCGTTTAAACAATATCGAGGGCAAGGTAAATGAACATATTTTATTTTTATGATAAAGATGAATCTGATAGTTTTAAAAAATCAGCAGAAGCACAGCCTGATAAGATGTTAGTAAAGATGCCGCTTGAAACAGCACAGATGTTGTGCACAGCACATAGAGAACTAGACGGTAATGAGTATGCAGATCGTGTAGGACTTTACAAACGTGCATACTGGAATCATCCGTGTACGATATGGGCAAGAGAATCTAGTTCAAATTATATGTGGCTATATGAACACTTCTTAGCTTTAGGTGAAGAGTATAAATATAGATATGGTAGAGAACATGCAAGTATAATTAAACTTGCAAAGCCTTTACTATGTATCCCTGACAATATTAAAACAGGTGCAATGACACCACCTGCACAGGCTATGCCTGAGGAGTATAAAGATGAGGATGCTACTGTTGCTTATCGTAATTATTGCATTAACGAAAAACACTATGCCAAATGGGAACGTAATAGAACTAAGCCTACTTGGTGGACAACACAGGAAGCCGCTTAAAGTTTTTGAATTTAAGTATTGACAAGAGTTATTGATTATGTTATAATGCACCTTATGTATTTAAAAGAAAGAGAAGAGTACCATACAGAAATTCTAACTCGTGATGAGTATAGAAAATTTGGTGAGTACCTTACAGTAAACAACTTAAACATTGGGCATGTTGTTGAAAAGTTAGATGATACATTCAAGGTAACATTATCTAGTACACCTCTTACCTTTTGGGAGGAGATACTAGAATCAATTAGAACTCTTGATTAAGCATACTAAGGGACAGCCCTCAAATGTAACTTCCTTTAGTCCTTGGTATTCGACAGAAGTCGAGCAAGTTTTCGGTGCTTTGTGCAATAAGAACCGACTTCGTTTAAACACTCTCAAAATTAATTTAAAAAACTACTGTACTTTTTTATTAAAGTATGTTATAATGCACACACTTAATACAACAAAGGAGGAAACTTATGTATGAGTATGTAGAAGGAAAGGCTATGTGGGCTAACGTCACTACGCCTAACACTAGGTTCGGTGACCCTAAATATCAAATCACCGTATTGACTGATAAAGAAACAGCAGAGAGATTAGAATCTGTTGGACTTTCTCAAGTAAAGGATAGAGCTGGTAACTTCAAGTATGAAGAACCTGCGTTCTCTTTTAGTAGGAAAGTTGAGGTTGCTGGTAGAACAAACACTGCACCTAAGTTAGTTGATGTTGATGGTAATCCAATGGATGTTTCTGTTGGTAATGGTTCTGATGTTAAGGTAAAGATTAAACCTTATACAGGAAAGTATGGTACGTTTGCTGAGTTGATAGCTGTTAAAGTTAATAACTTAGTAGAATATACTGAGGCTGATACAGATAACGAGGAGTTTTAATTATGATTATTACTATTAATAATGATGATGGAACTACTGCTTATGATGTTAACAATATCAGTGATGATAAAAAAAAGCAAGAAGCTACTGTTATCGTACAGAAAGTAGGTAACTTACAAGTTATCATAGAAGCTTTAGACTTTGCAAGTCGTACACATCGAGCTAACTTAGAAGAGTTACTTAAAGATAGAGACGAAGCTGTTGTTAAATCAGAAGAACCTGAAGTGGAGGTTGAAGAATCTACCGAAACAGAAGATAAATAATAACCATTAGTGAGGGCTAATATGGAAAACAAAACTTGGGATAAGTTACATCAACCATGTCCACTTTGTAATAGTAGTGATGCTGTAGGAATAAATGCAGATGGCTCGGCAAAGTGTTTCAGTTGTGGAGAATTTATGCCTAACTATAATAATTCATGTGAAGGAAAAGATATGGTACAACAAACAACAACAAATCAAACAACGTTTAAACAACCTGATAACTTAGATACAGGTACTTTCTCTGCACTAACTGATAGACGTATCTCTCAAGGTACTGCTAAAAAGTATGGTGTAAAAGTAGTGCATGATCTACAAGGTAAGGTTACTAAACATATGTATCCATATTATAATGGACACGAGATTTCTGCTACCAAAGTTAGGAACGTTGAGAAGAAAGATTTCTTTGTCAATGGTTCCTACAATGAGACAGGATTGTTTGGTCAACAGTTGTTTAAGGGTGGCAAGTATGTCACCATAACCGAAGGGGAGTGTGATGCCATGTCAGCTTACGAACTGCTTGGTAGTAAGTGGGCTGTGGTATCCATCAAGCGTGGTGCACAAGGAGCAGTCAGAGATATTAAAGAAAGCCTAGAGTTCTTTGATGACTTTGAAAATGTTATCGTTGCTTTTGATAATGATAAGGCAGGTAAAGAAGCATCAGTTAAAGTTGCGAGGTTGTTTAAACCCGGCAAGGCTAGGATACTCACACTTCCTAATGGGTTCAAAGACCCTAATGAAATGTTACGTGACAACAGACATAAAGATTTTGTTGAAGCGTGGTGGGCTAGTAAAGTTTATACACCATCAGGTGTCATAAATGTTACAGAACAACGTGAGAAGTTTCATAATCGTGAGAAGAAACAAAGCATCCCATATCCTTATGAAGGACTAAACAAAAAGCTGTATGGCTTAAGACAGGGTGAGCTTGTAACTCTTACAGGTGGGACAGGACTAGGTAAGTCTAGTGTAACCAGAGAGCTAGAGCATTGGCTTGTAAAACAAACACAGGACAACGTAGGTATCATTGCATTAGAAGAAGACTGGAGACGTACCATTGATGGTATCCTTTCCATTGAAGCTAACGCTAGGTTATACATTGACCAAGAACGTGAGAAGTTTTCTAAAGAAGAACTTGATAAAATGTTCGACATCTTGTATGATGGTGAGAATAAAAACAGAGTATGGGTTCACTCACACTTTGGCACTAACGACATTGATGATATCTTTACCAAGCTTCGCTTTATGATTATTGGATGTGACTGTAAGTGGGTGGTCGTAGATCATTTACATATGTTAGTCAGTGCAGTACATGAAGGTGATGAGAGACGAGCTATTGATACTATTATGACTAGACTTAGAAGTTTAGTTGAAGAGACAGGTGCAGGGATTATACTTGTATCACATCTTAGACGTGTCGATGGAAACAAAGGACATGAGAATGGTATTGAAGTAAGTCTCTCTCATCTACGTGGCTCTAA